TTTGAGTTTCCAAAGGAAATGCTTCTAATAAAGGCATGTTTTCAATTGCTTGACCATAATAAGCAGAACCTGATGGATGGTTTGGATTGTACAGTGTGTAATCGATTTCATCATCTGCTAAAGCAAATTGAGTAATACGAAACGTACCATCGTTTTGAGCTAGTAACTGGCGGCCTTTAGTTGTTAGGATCGCGTCAACTGTTACTATCGTGTTATTTAAATATCCCATTTTTAATGTTTATTTTGTTATAAATATATATAATTTTTGATTTTTAATTAAGGGTTTGGATTATTACCATATGTTTTTGTAATATAATTAGCATTTTGTGTTATAATGTCTTTAAGATAAGGTAAAGTTATATATCCGGCACCTGATGAAAAATCTTGCCATATATCACCATATGCTACTAATTGGTTTTGATTGGCTATACCCGGGATTAATAATAATCCTGTATTACTTTGACTACCTGAATATCCTATAGGGTATGCTGAGTATGGGTTACTACTTGTAGGGAAATAATTACTACTATTTTTAACAAACAGCTGCCAAATTCCTGCTGCTGATGAAGTTATAGATGAAATTTGAAAAGGAAAACCATATTGTTTAAGATCGGTTCCATCAGCTATATTACCTAAAGTTTGGTACATACTAGCAAACCAAGGACTTCCATTGATTACATCTTGGTACATTTCTGTAAAGACAAGAGCGGCAACTGCTCCAGAACCTGTTTGTTGAACATTAGAAGCGTTTCGTGTTCCCGTAGGTATAAGAGAAAAACTTCCACTATATTCAATATAAGGTTGTCCAATAAATTGAGGAGATCCGGTAGGATAAAAGATAGCATTACCTCCAACTTGATAATTTGAAGGTATCCAATAAGCTGCATCTTGGAGTTGTATTCCTGGGTATAATGAAGTTAATTGGGAAGATAAAGCTGTATTTGTAGTATATGCTCGTTGGATGAAAGAAGAATTAAAAGGTAAATTTTGATATAAAATTTGATAATATAAAGGACTATCAGTTTTAAATAATTGAACAGCATCTTTATTTTCTCCTACTAATAAAATATCTCCTAAACTAAAAGTACCACCATATGAATTTTCAGGATAACCTCCTCCAGCCCAATTAGTAGTATAAATACAACTATCTAACTGTTGGATAACTATACTACCTTGAAGTAAAGGAGATGTAGTATCACCAGGCCACGAACCACTAAATCCATAAGATGAAGTTGTTATAAATTGACTTGCACTTGTATAAACATTTACAGCGATAGCATTTTGTTGTTTACCCCCATATCGACCTCTTACTTGAGAAGTATAAGTATAATTCCAAGGTTGAACTTGAGCTCTTACTGCATAACCATTTATTATAGCATGTTGGTTTTGAGGTAAGATAGATCCACTTGTAAAATCCATATCCATAAAAAATCCATCAAATCTATTTACATCAACATTATTTTGTAAAATATTACAATCACTTAAACTAAAATTTTCATCAATGTATGGTTCTAATACTACTATACCATTTGTAGAAGATTCAGTATTATTGGATTGGGTTATAGAAAATTGAAAATTAGTTATCCCTGTTAAACCTAAAGTATTATTTGAAAGACCAAAAGCATAACTTTGATCTTCTACAGGTGTAAATGATCCCGAAAAAGTACCTCTAAATGTTGTATTTGTAGGATATGTAAGAGTATAGGATGAAACTGGATTGAGAAAAAATCCATCATTATCTGTTTGATTGAATAAAAAATTACCAACACCTATAAACGCTGTATTACTACCGGTTATAGATGCTGTCCAACTTAAAGTAATATTAGGAGTATTTCCTAAGGTATATAAACCACTACTTGCTGTGAAATAACCTAAAGTATTAGTACCGGATTTTATAGTATAAGAATCAAGTCTTATAGCTGGGAGATGCATACTAGCTGCTACAAAAGATGTTGAACTTCCGGATGTATTATAATTTAAAATTTCTTGATCGGATGATGAAGTAATATCTGTTGGTACAATACTATATAAATAATATGTTGGGTATTCTGATATACCAATAATATTGAATTGGATAGGATAACTAATATCAGAAAATACTTCTCTAATATCTGTTAGATTTTGTAATTGATTAGTATTATCTCTTCCATTAGCATCAATTCGTGCTACTTTAATATATTTAACTCCTCTTGTATATACGGGTGTATTTGCCATTGTTTAATTTTATATGTTATAACTACCAGAGTCCCAATAAATATATATTTCTCCATTGTTTGGAGATGTATCAGAATTTAAAAATAATCCTAATGAATTATCGGAACCTTCAAGTTGATCTGATTTATAAAATACTGGTTTATATGGTGTTGGTGTTGTACTGGGGTGTAAATAAGGTAAACAATCCGGAGATGTTAAATTTCCATCATCTACCATGATGTTTGAACCACTTAATTCACCATTAAAAAATTCACTTTTATCATCATGTAGTGATGTTACAAATCCTACTTCACTTGGGGTTGTAATATAATAACTTTGGGTAATATTAACATACAAATTTGTTGAAGCCGTGCCTGGAAACTCAGGCATTACTCCTCCTTGACTACCAATTGCGGTTTCAATAGGAAATGATTCGTATTGAGTAGAAGGAATATATATTTTTTGTCCATTTAATAATCCCGGAATACTGTTAATTGAAGATGTTATTGTTATATCTTCAAATGAAATTTGAGTATCCCAAGCTATATTAGGATTACTTCCACTACCATAATATGATTGTGAAGTATTAATATTTAATTGAGGTTGTGGATATCTATTTCTTTCAAGTAAGGTTTGTTTAATTATAATACCTGTAGCTGCACTGGTGTGAGCTGGGATAAAATCTTGGATCATTTTAAATAATGAATTATCAAAATACTTGATAAGTCTTATATAATCCCAAATACTGTAATTAGATGAATATTTTGTAAAGTATTCATTTCTTAAAGCATCCAATAATGGATAACTTGTGTTTCGTGAAGGTACTTCTCTAGGATCACCTATTAATTCACCAATATTAAAATAACCAATTGAATCATTGATATCTTCGTTTATTTCATCTTGAGGTGAAAATGCTACTTCAAGATAATCTACATTTGCTGTGTAAGAACTACTAGCAGCTACTGTTTGTTGAATTGAAATAAACGGTGATAAAACTTGATTATTAGGTACTCCACCATATGTTGATAAACTACTTGTAAATGGTAGTACATTATTTTTATTTTGAATTTTTTTAGATACTGGATTCTGGATACCTGCTGGGACTTGGTCATAATATGATATTTCATAATTAGGGACAAATGAATAAGATCCACTAAATATAGCTAATGAACTACCATTTATAAATGATTGAGAAATAGGAGTTGAACCCGTAATACCCGGATGTATTGATAATGAACTTGTGTATAATTCACCTCCTAGAGGTAATCTAAAAAATAAACTATTTTTAGAGGATTGAGCTCCCTGTATTGTGTTTCCTTCAATTGAATTAGGATTCATTACATAAGCATTAAATCCACTTTCACTTAAAGGTACATTATAATATCTTATTTCTTGATATGACCCACTAAATGCTGTGTATGTTTTTCCATTAATAATACTACCAGAACCAAATACTAATGATCCACTTATAGTCCAAGAATTAGCTCCTGATAGGCTTGATGATGCTTGAAATCCTATAATATTACCATCTTCACCATCGTAATTTTTATCTTTAGCATATAAAGTATAAACGTTACTATTATCTTTATTAACTATTACAGACCACCATTCACCATTATAGAATGGTAAATAAACACTTGATGATGCTGAACCACTTATAAATTTAAGAGTAGAATATTGATAATAAGGATCAATAATAGATCCGTTATATGATCCACTTGTATAAGCTGAACCTGTATATTCTAATACTACACCTAAATCAGCTGTAGTATGTTTCCATAGTGACTGACTATATGAAATAGAAGCTGTAGGTAAACCGGTTGTTTTGAATCTAAATTCAATAGAATTAGGATAAGTAGTACCGTATGGAGCCGAAGAGGCTGTAAATGGAATTTTTATAGATCCATTTTTAGATATGCTAAAAGCATAATTAAATTCATCTTGCCAATAATCCCAAGTATTTTGATTTTTATCTTTCCCACCATATTCATTAATTCTTATAATAGTATCAGGAATACCATATAATGTAATTAATGCTCTTAAACCTTCAGGTGTACCTTTCTTTTTAAGAAGATAAGGTAAATTATTATAAATACGTTTATATATTTCAGCATTTATATCATAGGTAGGCATTAATGAACCTGTAGAAGATGCTGTTATATATGTGTTGATATATTCATATCCTTCAGGAGTTGGTAATGAACCTGTTGTATAAGGTAAATTATATAAATTACCTGTAGGGGTAATACCTAATAAAGCTGAGTATAAATCGTTTGTTGAAAAGTTATTTTGGTATATTTTAACACCTAAATCTCTTAAAATATCGGCTACTAAATCTTTAGATACACCATAATTTAAACGATTATCAGCATTAAATTTATTTGTAACATCTTTAATATAAACCCAAACACTATCAAAATTTTGACCAACCATATCAACAAATAATTGATATTGATCATTACTTGGATCTTCTCTTAAATATGAAGGGATAGCATTTACTAATCGGTTATTATTTTCTTCATCATATAAAGAAGCAATGACAGATTGAGATGTTAAAAATGTTAAACCTGTTACTGAATTTGCTCTATAATTAATATAGGGGTATGTTGAATTAGTTTTAGGCCAAGCTGTACTTCCTGATTCAAAATATAGATAGTATTCATATCCACTAAATCCTGTTATTATTTCATTTATTTTATTTAACCAAACCGTATTACTAGCTGATATATAATAATTTGTAGTACCCGATCCAGCTATACTAGCACTATATTGATATTGTTCAAGTAAGTTTAATTTATAATAAAAATTTTCTAACTGAGTTTGGGCTGATGAAAAAAATACAAAATCTGAATAATTAGAATAGTCAATATTAATTTCTAATCCTTTTTCAGATAATATACTATTAATTTGATATTGTAAACTACCTGTTCCCTGAATAGAAGTATTTGATGTTAAAGAATTATAATTAGTAAAAGGAGTTGAATTATTGATTTGATCTTTAAGAGATATATTTAAATTAGGTCCTTGTAAAGGAATACCATCATTTAAAAAATCAAATGTTTGAGTTATATTGATATTGTAAGCAACAGGATTAGATATAGTTTTTACTACCCAACATTGTGAATTTATATCAAATTGTTGAGGTAAAGGTTCATATAATTTAATTAATACTGTTGGATTTAAAGGATCAGTAGGATCTAACAAAATATTATTAGCAATAACTAAATTATTATTTCCAAAATCTAAATAAAAATCTATAAATACACTACTACTAACTCTATAATCTATAAATTCATTTGTAGAAAATATAACATCAGCATTAGAAATAGTTGTTGTATCTAATCTAACTTCAGTCCTGTCTGGGCTAATTTGGCTTATATAATAACGAGATTCATAACTTGATGCTAATCTATTTCTAAGAAAATTATATAGTGTATTATAATTCCCTTCAGTAAATCCTTGAGATTTTAAATCATTTTCAGGATCAATAACTAAATTATTATCAATTAACGAATAAGCAGGATAACTATTATCGTTAATATATAATGGAGTACCATTTAAATCATAAATAAAATATTCAATATGATCAATAGTAGGATCAAAAGTATCAAATATATCTGTTGATATTATAAGACTAGTATCCTCTTGAGAATACTCTTGTAACTCAAAGGTTTGAGGATCTAATTGTGATATGTTAACTATTTCAGCCATTTATTATATTGTCTTTGTTATATCTACTATTTGTTGTTGTAGGTCTAAGTTTTCTTGTCTTAATTGTGTTACTTCCTCTAATAATGATTGAACTAAATCATCATTTTGAGTTGTACCACCTATATATTCTGTACTCGTCGTAATAAGGTACTGATGAGAGTTTATATCTCCAAATTTAGGGATAACATAAAATAATTGTTGGTAATAATCAAAAAACTGTTGTACGCTGATATTATCAGCATTAGGTACAATAGTTTGAGTTGGATCAACAGGCTGGGTCAATTGGGTAAAATTATTATCAATTACCTTATTGTACTGTGCTTTATTGTACTGTTGTTTTACTAATGTTATTTGGTCTGCCATTATCCGTTTATAACTTTAAATGAATATTGATCATTAAATATAATTGTAGAACCATTAATATTAGTTCTGACTAAAATTGTATAATATCTTTCAGGTTCTAAACCATTCATGTGTATGTTAAAATAACTACTAGTACTATCACAACTTAATTGTGTGAATTGAGTATCAAAATTTATAACATATTCATTAGTATCTAGATCTTTAACCGCATAATATGATGATGATGGTAAAGCATAATTTTGAGTATAAACAGAAGCGGTTTGCCATGTTTGAGCGGGATATTCTGGTCGAGCATAAATTCTAAATCTATTTACACTACCTGAGTAGAAAAAGCCTGGATTTTGAGCTAATGTGAGTGTAGCCGGTAATTGATTTAATACTGTTAAAGTTCCAGGATTATATGAATAATCTCTCCAACTAAATTGAAGTTGAGGAGGATATATTGTATGGGTATCAATTGAGAAAAATTTTAACTCAGGTTGTACATTTATATTATTAACAAATTCTGAACTTGGGGATTGTTTTATAATTAAACCATCCCATGAAATAGAACCAGTATACCAAGCTCTAACTATATTAGTAATATCCATGTGGATATCTTTATCACTAGAATAGTTAAATACTTGAGCTTGTGTTATTGGATAAGTATTTGAATTTAAACGATTTTGATATAAAGATCCAGTCCACCAATTACCTCCACCAGCTGGTGAATATAAAGTATTATATGAACCGGTAATATAGGCCGGAAAACTACCTGTTAACCATCGAACTGATCCTGAGTAGTCTTTCCAAATCCAACTTGTCCCATTAGTTACTGTAGGTTCATCTAAATAATGTCCCGTACCCATTCCCCAATCACCATAAACCGGGTAGCACTCTAGAGTTGTATCTAAAGCTAATCCTGTTGCTGTTGCTACAAAACATTGTAATTCTGCTTTCCAAGGAAAAACAGATTGGGAATTTAGTAATTGAGCTGAGCTACTAATACCTATTATATTTTCTAGAACATTATCAATTTCATCTGGGGAAAATTGAATAAGAAATCTACTAGCAGCTGGGTTTGAATTATTAGTAGCGCTGATTTGGGTTTCGGTTGCTTCAATAATTTCATCTAATCCCGTATTCATATTAGGGAATAGAGAATAAATTGTAGCGTCTTTAGTGGGGAATATTTTATATACTGCCATTGTTTAATATTATAGTGGTACTACTTTTCCTTGAATATCTTGATTTGGATATTTAACTTCAAAAATAGATGGATCAAGAGAAGGATAAATTACATTTGCACTTGTAGCTGCTGATATATCATAAGCGTAAGGACTATATCCTATATTTTCTCCAACTAAATTTGTTATTGAAATATTTTTTACGGTTTGTACTCCGGTTATTTTATCTAATAAAATATATAATTCTCTCATAACAATAGGTTGATTTATAGACCAATTATCTATTGCGAAATAAGTTTTAAGAGCTTCAATACATTTAATTAAAATATCATTATTATTATAATCAGGTAATACTATTATTTCAAAATTTACCCCAATATTAATTATGAATCCGTCTCTAATATTAACGGCATCTCCAATCATTCTATATTGAGATAAGTATGTTGTTAAATTTTGTTTTAAGGCCGTAGAAGCCGTTCTTAATGTTTTATCCGCGTTATAACTTAAAACATATAAGTCCAACACAGAATTAGATTCTCCTGCGGACATACTAACGCGTTTAGATGGTTCTATATACGCTTTAGCTATAACACCATATTTAGCAGGCATTGAAAGTGCTCTAACTAAATAATCATCTTGTGTTACATTACGTAATTGAGAAGCAAAATTAGCCATTGCGTTTTGTCTAATTTCTTCTACTGTATCTCCATCTCCTCCTCCATCGGCTGCAAATAAATTAGTACATGCTAATGAAGCAAATATTGTGTTAGCTGTAGTAGCATTTAGATTTGAATTTAAGAAGGTAGCTGATGTATTAATGGTATCAAGAGTATTTGCGGCTACATTAGCTGAAACTCCACCACCCGTTAAATATCTAACTGTTAAAGTTGTATTTGAAGGAGCAATACCATAAGTTCTTGTAAATAAGAAATTTGATGGAGAATATGCTGTTGTTAATTCTGTTTGTTCAAAAGGTAATCCTATACCTACATTATTAGGATTAGGAGTAATACTTTCATCTACATCGTTTGATGTACCGGCACCAAATTGTATTTGTAATGTTGTTGAATCTATAAAACGTGTAGCAAAACGACGTTGTTCTTTTTCTAATTTTAAAAGATAAGGAGCATTACCTTGATCATAATAATAATTAGGATCATTTGGGTTAGTATTTTTAAGTGGTTTATAGACCATTTCTTGACCTAAATAATCTACTTCATACCATGTATTACCATCACTATCTACTATATCTAAAATTCCTACAATTTGATTTGTATTGATTTCAACAGTAGAAAATTGTTGTGCCGCTCCAAAACTAAAAGTTGTTGTATTAATAGTTGAAGATATTGCTTTTCTATCTTTTTTAAGTAAAAAATAGGTTGGATTACCTGCAGAAGTAGAATATACTGTTACTTCTGTTGGATCTTGAGAAGATGATACTGTAAAATCTATAGGATCAGCTACTAAAAATGGAGAAACTCCAGTTAAAGATGAACCAATTGTTGTATTTGCTGGTAGAAATAAGGCATAATCATAATCCGGTATGTATGTCGATCCGGATAGTTTAGCTGGTAATTGTTGGTAAAAGCTAATATCTGTAGTTGCAACTTGAGTTACTGTTGGTTTATAACCAAACATATATGCTAATTCAAATAAGTTATTTGTTTGACGAGCATATTGTAAAAAGTTTTCTTGAAATTGATTATCAAGATAAAAAGATAAAACATCACCTACATAAGCCGCCATCTCCATAAACATCATACCCGGTGATGTTGGGCTAAAGTCATTATAAGTTGTTGGGAAATACGTTCGGGCATAGTCAATAAGACTTGCTCTTAATTCGGTAAAATCCTTATTGATATATTTTATATCTTTTTTAGTGTTATTATTTGCCATTATTGAAATGATATTTGTAATTGGTCAGATATTCCCGTATCTCTAACATTATATTTTAATTCTACAGTTATTTCATTATCATCAGGATTTTGATATATATTTAAAGAGGCTACAATAACATTAGGAAAATAAAGAGATAATTGAGATTGAATATCTTCTTTTAAACCTTCTATATTTCCGTTTGTTATTTGTTCAAAAATAAATGCTCTTAAATTAGCACCAAAATTTGGAGTTAAATATCTTTCAGTTTTATTTGTTAGAAAAAAATTTAATAAATTATTCTTGATAGCATCTTTTGTAGTATAAGTTGAAGAAAAAACATTAGGTGCATTAAAAGGAATAGAAACACCAACCGCTGTTCCGGGTTGGGTATCTATTGGAAATATTTTTTTAGCGCCGTATGCCATTATCTATTATTCATTAATCCCATAATTTGACTTAAGTCTACTTCACCTTCAGGTAATTTACCATTGATTGAATCAACAGGTCCTTGAGGTTTAAACGGAACATTTTTTGTTGTTGCTACACCACCTTGTTGCATTTCTTCAAGCATACCACTAAACATTGCTTTGCGTTCAGTTGCTGATAGTTGTTTAGGTTGTGATACATGAGGTTGAGCATATGTGTTTTGAGGTACATATGATTCGTTAACCACTGTTGCTTTAGGTGATTTAACTGCTTCTAGTAGTATATCACGCAATTCTTCTTGAATTGCTTCTCTTACTGCTTCTTTGATGAGTTTTTTAAATTTTGTTGCTTCCATCGTGTTATAAATATTAAAATTAATAAGCTTTTAAATTATCTTTATCAATTATTAGTTTAAGTTCGTTGATTAATATTTGAGGATCTAAAGTAAATGATAAATCTGTTTGTACTAAAGTTATACCACTTTGATTTTTACCTACAGCTCTATAACGATTTACTGTTGGAGTATAAGGTATAGTTTCAATTTCAATTAAAAATCCATTATATGTTGTTTCATTAATAGTTTGATTAGCTAATGTTTGTTGAGATGCTATTGAAACTATAGTATTTGAAAGTGAAGTTAATCCAGGAAATGATGAATCACTTGCTAAATTAGGTACACATTGTTTTAATTTAACGTCTAATGCTGATAATATTCCTACTAGTTGTTGTATATATATGTTTATTATTGATATCGGAATAGCAGCGGCCGCAATAGAACCTGCGATTTTAGGTAATCTTGCTTCACCTGTAGGTGTAAATAATTTTTTACGAATTATACTTTCTAAATCTGCTAAACCTGAAGTAATGACTCCGGGTACGCCAGGAGGAGAGGGGACAAATTTTGAAGCTGCTGATAGTAAAGTTTTAGCTGTATCTAGAGAAGATAGAACTATCTCAGTTAAATTTAAAAACGTAGTTAGACCGGTAATGGTTTGAGTTATATTATTTAATTGGGTACCAATAGAATTTAAAGATACTACTAAACCATTTCTAATGGTAAGAATTTTTTGAATAGTAGGACTATTTGGATTAGGACAACCACTAGCAAATACTGTTTTTAATATAGGAGGTATTTGAGTAGGAAGTTCGGCAAATGAAAATGATCCAAAATTGGTTAATTGAGAACGTAAATTATCTTCAATGGCTTGTACAGCTACAGGTATTGCTTCTTTTTTAGCGATTAATGTACCTATTTGTACATCTAATCCTTTAGTACCACTTTTTCGTTTAGCATCTAAAGTATTAATTTGATCTTGAATATTTTGTTGTTCGGTAGTTGATCCTTCTTTTGCTTTATTTATTTCATTTTCTACTATTTCTGTAATAAATTGTCTAACCATATCAACAGCAATAGGTACAAGTCCAACTATGATTTTTTTACCTAAATTTGTTACAATAACACCTAATTTAGCAGTACCCTAAGGTTTATCCGTATAAGAATTATTAATAGCAGTCGCATCAACAGGTATAACCTTTTGAGCATTATTTAATAATAACGCCGTTTCTTGTTTTCTAAGATTATCTATTTGAATTGGTGTCTTCATTATGCTGTTTTAACATCTTTGGATTTAGTACCTTCTAACTTTGCTTGTAA